ATATTGGTTCTGAGTTGATTCCTACCATTGAAAAGATGACTGATCATTTCAGTAACCAGGCATTTATCCCGCTGGCACATTATGCGGCTGCTGGTTCTGAGATTAATGGTGAAATCGGTACCATTGGACATTTCAGAATTGTTGTTGTTCCTGAGATGATGCACCATAACGGTGCTGCCGGTTCCGTAGGTATCGCTGAGGGTGTTAACTCTGGTTATCGTGTAACTGATGGTTATTATGATGCGTATCCGATGCTTGTTGTTGGTGATGCTTCATTTACTACTATTGGTTTCCAGACCAGCGGTAAAAGCACCAAGTTTACCATCTTCCATAAGAAACCAGGTAAAGAGATGGTTTCCACGCAGGATCCTTACGGTGAATCTGGGCTTATGAGTATCAAATGGTACTACGGTTCCATGATTTTGCGCCCAGAACGGTTGGCCGTGTTGTGGACTGTTGCACAGTGGTAAAATCAACTTGACACTAAGTGTTGAGTAAAATGTAATTTACTCTCTTCCCCTTTAATTAGGGGAAGAGTTTCTTTAACAGTAACCTGACACAAATAAAGGTGGACAAATGGCAAAGCAAGCAACAGAATTAAGTCTTTTAAAAGATAGAGCAACACTAATGGGTATTAAATTTCATCCTTCAATTGGAGTAAAGTCTTTGAAAGAAAAACTCAATGCAGTACTCAACTCGGAAGAAGAAGTAGAAGAGATGGTTGTACAGAAACCCAAGCCTCGATTTAAACAGAAATCAGAAGCAACCCGTAAAGCGGAAAGTAATACCCGGTTGAGAAAAACAGCAAACCGGTTAGTTCGTATAAATTTAACATGCATGAATCCAAACAAAAAAGATTGGCCTGGAGAAATACTTAGTATCAGTAATCGAGTTATTGGTACTATTAAAAAGTTTGTTCCTTTTAATACTGAAGTCGGATATCATGTACCAGCAGCTATTTTAAGATTGGTGCAGGAACGAAAATACCAGGCTTTTAAAGAAATTAAACTACCCAATGGCCAGAAACAGAAAAGAGGCCATTTGGTTAAAGAATTTGCAATTGAAATTTTAGATCCCTTAACTCCACAAGAACTGAAAGACCTAGCCCAACGCCAGGCGATGGGTAATAGAATAGAAGATTAGGAGTCATAAATGGCAAACTTAACCCTTGATCCAATTGAAGTAGAACCAAATGTTAGTCTGGATGAACCAGATGTTGAGCAGTTAACTACCAGCAGCATTACTGGTACCGGTGTATTTGATAAGCTAATGGCTGTTGTTAAGCTCCATTTGCTTGATGAATACAACAATGACCGTATTACTGGTGATGAGTACTCCAAAGTATATTTAGGGGCTCTTAGCGCTGTTATGCAGCAATCAATTGCTTTCCTTGACAGCCATCAGAATGGCCAACGGATCAGGGCAGAGATTGGCTTGGTAAGACAGAAGACTGTTACTGAGCTTGCTCAGACTGATGATACTATATTACTTAATCTTGGTTTTAATGGTACGACTGCTGTTGAAGGAGTAGTTGCTGATCAAAAGGCTCTGGTTACCCAGCAATTAGCTTTAGCAACTGCTCAGACTACTACTGCTACTGCTGAGAAGGATTTACTTGGTCAGAAGATTATTACTGAATTGGTCCAAACTGGCGACAGTCTTGTTACAGCTAAAGCTGCTGGATACGGATATAATGGAAATGATAACCTTGGTGGTTTTGCTGAATATAAAAAACAACAACAAGAGATGGATGTAGCTCTAACAGAACAGAAAATTGTAACTGAATTATCTAATACTAGTGACTCTAAACCAGCTACTTTAGGACAGATGAACTCTGTTACTGTTATTGAAGGTTTAGCATATCCTCAGAGAGAGAAAATTCTATCTGAAAAGAACTTACTTGATCAGAAAAAAGCAACTGAATTAGCCCAGATCCAAGATCTTACTGTTAGTGCTGCAATTGTTGCTGGTGTTATTGGTAAACAGAAAGCTTTATTCCAAGCTCAGACTGATGGATTTACTCGGGATGCAGAACAGAAAGCAGCTAAGCTTATGGTTGATGCTTGGTCAGTTTCTGCTACTATGGGTGTTGGTACAGTTAAATCAGCCAATCGTTTAGATGATCCTAATCTTGGTGCAATGTTGGATGTTCTTCTGGCTGGGGCAAATGTTACACCAATTCCTTAATTAACTAATGGGGGCTTAATTAGCCCCCATTACTGTAGGAGCTTATGGCAACTAGAGTTACAGTAGCAACCGCAACAATGCAGCTTATGGAGCCTGATAATTCTCCTGTAGAGAATGCTGTCCTTTCTGCCGTTTTATCTGGCAACAATATAAGCAACAGTTTAACTAATATTGTACTAGGTGGTATGGCCACCAAAGTAGCCGGCTTTATGGGCTATGCTGAACAGTTTTATACTCTTGGTTTACCACAAGGAACTACTGATACTTTATTTACCGCCCCTAAAGCTGATGTTGCAGCTGCAATTGTTACTGATATGATCTTACCCCTTGGAGTACAAGTTGAAGCATACTTCACAGATCCTTTATCGATCTACTATCTTGTTCTACCATTTTTAACTGCTGACCGAACCTATGATTATTTAACTCAAGAAATAACTACCTTTCCTGCAGGAATGACTATTCCTACTGTTAGTTCCACTGGTGCCTTAGCAATTAATAAAGTCACTTTGTATGAACTGTCTTTAGCTGCAGATAATGTTACAGTTACCATTACTTATAAAATTCTAACCTCTTACGTTGTTCTCCACTCAAAGGCTAATGCTACCGTTGAATCAGATCCTGCTACTTATTACAATGAAGACCAGGTAATCAGTTCCAGCTATGAATTAGGTGCTGAATACTGTATGGCCTCTTATTACGAGCTGGATGCTGGTGGCGCAACGACCCTGCCACTCAAATGGTGGGCATATAAACTTTCCGATGGCACACATCCAGCTTTAAGTGGTACCGTTACAATACAAACTTCTACTGATTTTATGCCAGTGGTTCCTATTAGAAGAGTAAATATTGATCTAACTTCTGCACCCTATCAGAGTACTCAACAATATATTACCGGTAAAGCTTTACTAAAGAAAATAAAATTAGATATTGATGAGATTGCGACCCAAATAAATGATAACCCAGATAAAGATGATATTGATCATGCTTATGTAATGTTTGGGGTTAATATGCAGACTACCAGTAATGCAGGCATCTGGTACCTTGGAGAATTCTTTGAACATATTGGTGCCTTAACAACTGCTACTGCTTGGACCCATGTGGATGATATTCTTAATGGAGATTCAACAGTAAATGTTAATACTAAACAAACCTACACCATGAATACCTCTCTTGTGGAGTATGGCCTTAAACTTAAAATTGAATTCTTATATATTACTACAGTTTTTATTGTTGGTTCAATTGGGGCTATTGGCACTGCTACTAAGACGTTTACCCGGAATACTGTTGGTGATGTTTATAATTTAAGCTCTTGGGATGATAATTCTAAAGTAGTCTTCAAATTACAGACAGAAGCTAATTTATATAAAGAAGTAACTGTATACGCTCCCAGACATAATAATGACATATGGACCGGGCATTCAGTTAATACTTACCTTAATGATGTAATCGATGATGCAGATAATTTAAACTTTATTGTACCAGTGCATTACGGTGTATCTTTCAATATGAATAAGATAATGCAAAATCAACTTTATCAAGAAGCACTTATACTGGTTATTAATGCTGTAGATGTTGTTAAGCTTAAATGGTATGAATCTAGTTTGTTTAAATTTATCTTTTTATTTGCATCTCTTGCTTTTGCATTATGGTCTGCTCAGCCTTGGTTGTTAGATCTTGCTACTGCAGCTTCGGCAGGTTATATGGCCGTTATTAATTTTATCCTACCTCAAGTTGTTTTTGGAGTAGCTTTAAATTATGGTGTACAGCTTATTGTAGAAGCCATTGGGCCAGAAGGTGCTGCAATTTTAGCAATTCTTATTTTTGCTATTACAGCATTTAAAGGGCCCTCCAGTTCTGGTATATCTGTATTCGGTAAAGACATGCTTACTTCTGATATATTATTATCCATGGTTCCTGCATTGTTAAATAAGAGTAATGAGTTTATAGCCGGTCAGTTAGAAAACCTAAAGCAAGAGTATGATAATTTCTTATTGGCTGCAGAAAAGCAATGGGATGAATTAGCACTTATTCAAGAAGAACTTGAACCTAATTTATTGGCTGAGAATCTTTTAATGGCACAATCAGCCAGGTTATTACAGCATCCTATAACAGATCCAGAAAAGTTTTATGAGTACACAATTCATGCAGGCAATATAGGTACTGTTGTTGCACATGATATCGTACCTAATTTTTTTGATATGTCTTTAAAATTACCTGAACCAAATAATTATGCTTTTGCTAATATGGCAAATATAGGTTAATAATAAATAAATAAATTTTAATAAGGGGACTGACTATGGTAAACAATAACGATCAATTTAATTTTGATTTTGATATAGATGAAAATTTATTTAAAACCGATGTGGGCAAAACATATGGGTCTTCTCAGAATCAGAATTTTGTTAATCAAGGTTTTGGTTTAGGAGATTTAGCAAATCTTAACACTAATCCTCTTAATCTTCCTGACTACGATGGATTTAAGTTTTGGGGTAAAGGAGGTGTTGATGAGTTTGGCAGATATAGAGCTACTGGTATGGAACACCTTGGCGGATACCAAGATCCTCTTACTAAAATGAAACATGGTAGTTGGGCTGGTGGAGCATTTGATGCTCTTGAAGGGGGAGCTAAAGTTTATCTTGGTTTGAAGAAACTAGGACTGGCTGAAGATTCTTTTAACTTCCAGAAGCAAGCATTCAATAAAAACTATGCTGCTCAGAAACAATTAGTTGAGGCAGATTTTAATTGGCGTGAAAATGCAAGAAAACTAGCCAATGCTTCTTACCAGAAAAAAACTATTAATATCTAAGTAGGGGGACAAAATGGCTCAGATTACTTGGCGGAATGTAAATGCACCCTCCTTTGAAGGCCCACTGGAAGCAATAGGTGATGCTAATGAAGATATTATTAGTGGGTTTGATCCTTTTAAAAAAATACTTACCGATCATCAAAAACTCCAGGAAGAGAATTTTATTCAACAAGGAGAAAATGTTGATACTGGTATCCAAGCTAACTTACAAAAGTTAAAATCTCTTGGTGAGTTGAACCAAGCAGAAGATGCAGGTCGGTTTGATATTGGTACTATAGAACAACAGTACGGTAAGATGGCGAACTTTGATAAGCTTACTAAAAATGTAGCCAAGCAACGTACTGATCTAAGGGCTGATGCACTTAGTATTGCCTCTGGAATTGGTACTCAAGCAGCCAACGATGGTAAGGATATTACTCTTGGTTCAAAGGCTGTATATGAAAATTTGATTGCTAAAGGCGCTGATAATGACTGGGCACTGCAACAGGCTTCTAAGTGGGAACAAGGAGCTGGGGTATTACAGAATAAATTTAATAAAGAAAGAAAAGATGCTACAGACACTTTCTTATTAAATACAGGACCAATAACTTCTCCAGCAAAAATTCAAGAAACCATTGATGCGGGTAAACAACAAGGGATTAAGGCTAATTGGGATGTTGTCCAGCAAAAGCTCACTCAAGAAATGTCAGCAAATAGAACAGAAAGTATTTATCAGAGACAAGAAGCTGATAGAGTAGCTCTTAACGCTTTCAACACTGATTTTTTAAAAAATATTAATAATGGTATGGATCCTGCACAAGCAGTACAAGTTGGTGCTAAAAAAGCAAACCTTAATGGTACTCAGCAAATAGCTGCTTCTAACATGGCTCTAGGTTATGCAAAGCAAAAACAAAAACTTAAAGGTCCTCAAGAAGAAATGTATAATCAGCTTAAATTAGAAGCTGATTCACAGCTTACACAACAACAAGCAGATGCTACTGCGCATATAGATTCTTTAAAGCAACAATTAAGTAATGTTACTGGGCTTGATGAGAATACAAAAACATTTGCTGAAAAAACAGTATTGCAGGATGGTGGTATGGTAGGCGAGATTATGAAGAGTCTCACAAAAACAGGAAAAGTCGAACCTTCTGATTGGTGGAGCGCTTTAAAAACTAGCCCAGGTACTGTTAGTTCTATTTTAAATAATAAATTACAGCAATTAAGAAGTCTTCCTGGTATTAATGATGTTGATGCAAATAGTTTACTCTGGTTGGCTTATCAGGATTCTGTTGGAGATAGTTATGGTTTTGGTGGAGCAAAAGGAGTAGCCCCAAAAGCTTTAGATGCCACAATTAGAGCTCGAATGAGGCAATATAATGATGGTAAAGCTATTAGACAACAAATAATTACAGACTCTAAAAGTTTAAAAAGAGAACTTGAAAAAGCTGCAGTTGCAAAGAGTGGTGCATTACTAGGTTGGAGACAAGAACAACGAAAAGGAAACCTTTCTGGTACTGTCAATAATGGTTCATTTGTTGAACAAATGAGTACAGCTTTTTCAAAACTTCCTAATGAATCTTCGCCTACTTTGCAAAAGCAATCTTTGATAGAGGCTAAAGCTGCTTTTAAGAGAGCCTTAGAGAACAATTCTGCTATTTCAAAACAAGTTGGGGATCAACTAACCAAAGATATAAAACAAATGTCAGCAGTAGAATTTGAAAAAACTATAAAAAAACTCGGGGGTGTTACCCATACAGGAGCTCCTGTTGAAATAATTAAAAAACTTAAAAGTGGGGACTTTACAAAAGGAACTTCCCGCCGTTTAAAAAAAGATAGAGACTCATTTTTACGAGCACTTCCGGTTAATCTTAATAAATAGGATGTCTTATGTTTGATCCAGAGCTTGCTCCGCAAAAAGGTATTGATCTTCAAAATACTCTTCAAGCTAAGATAGATATATTGAATAGTAAAACAGCAGAAAAGCAATTTGATACTGCAACTATGGAAGCACAGTTACGAAGCAGTGTTAACACTTTTCAAGAACCTAATCAGCCTTTAATCCCTTATAAAGAGACTCTTCCTGAAGCAGCAGCTCGGGGTGTTGTAGAATCAGTTAAGGGCATTCCTATGTTAGCTTCAGGTGTAGTAGCTGGCGGTGCTCTTGTGGCTGAAAAGATTGTAGGGGAAGGTGGTATTGCTACCAAGATTAAAGAAGCGGCTGCTGGTAAGTATCATAAAATTGAACAAGACATTGGTGTGGGCGCCCAACCAGAAGATTCTTTTACTTACTCTTATGAAAAAGCTAAAGAAGGCGATTGGAAAGCATTAGTTTCTTGGTTCTCCCATGGTTCGGGTTATGTGGCCGGGCAATTAACTAGCTTGTTGGTTGGTAGTGGTATTATTAAAACCGGTGTGGAGCTTACTGGTAAAAAAGCAATTAGTAAGCTTATGGGTGGTTTAGTTAAGAAAGAAGCTGATCGGATAGCTAAACAGCAATTAATTACTCAAGGTGCTAAAGTAACTACTGAAAACATTGCTAAAGTTGCTGCAACTGATTCAGTATCTAAATTAGCAATATCTTCTGTAACCAGTAAAGCTGGTACCCATATTGGTATGGCCTCTGCTGGTTTTGGTTTAGAGGGTGGTGAGATATTTGGTACTCTATCCCAGGAAGCAGATGTAACCTGGAAACAAATCCAGAAAGCTGGAATTGCTACTGGACTGGCCGGAGCAGTTGAATACTTAGATTTACTGTTTAATGTAAAAGCTTTAAAAGGTGGCCTCAGTACCATTGGTGGATTAGGTAAAAAAGTAAGTGGTGTGGCCGGCAAAGCTACCAGAGTTGGTGTAACCGCAGGTAAAGTTGCTCCTGTTGAATTTGCTGAAGAGTACGCGCAAACAGCCATTGAACAATGGGGTACTGGTAAGAATCCTTTCTCTGCTGAATCTCGTAAAGAACAGTTTGATGCTGGTATGCTTGGTTCACTTGGTGGACCGGTTACCAGTGTAGGCGGAGTATTTACTCGGTCAGAACAGGAACAGCAAGAATCTACTGAACGTAAAGCAGAACGTAAAGCTCTCAGGGTTAAAGCGAATCCTAAAGCACAATTAGGTTATGAAGATAAATTATCAGCTGCTGTTGAAACAGAAGACATTTCCATGCATAAAGATAATCCTGTATTGGCAGCTGAAGCATTACAACAGATTAATCAAAAGAAAGATCTGGATCCATCGGTTAAAATAACCAATCATGATAAAGCAATAGAGATCCATAATGCAGTAGATGCTGAATTCCAGGAACAAATTAAAGAAGTACAGAAGTACCAGGCAATTAAAGAAGAAAGAGAACTTACTAAAGAAGAGGGTGAGTTAGCCGTCTCTGCAATGAAACAAGCCATGGCCTCTAAAGCCATCATAGATCAGATAGTACCGGTCATCGATAGTATGGGCCGAGAAGAGACTGCTTCACCTGAGAAACTCAAAGAAGTTAAGACAATTCTTAAGGGTTCTGATTCTGTTAAGATCCAGGAAGCTATTCTTACTGTTTTTGGTTCAAAAGGTGATTTTACAGATGCTGATATCAATGAGGTCCTGAATAACCCCAAAATAGACGATATAACGAAGGTTAAGTTCAAACGCATACTCTCCTATCAGAAAAGTGCCAAAGCGACTCTAGAGGGCCAAAAAAGCCCTATAAACAAGACATCTGTGCAGGTGAACCAAGATATTATCAATGGTAGAATCAAAGATAAATTTAAAGGTATCAAGGGCTACCTGCAATCCATAGCCATTGCAACACAAAATAAGGACACCAAATTAGCTAAATCTCAGTTATCAGATCTTCAGGCATTCACTGAAAGACATGCCATTAAAGCTGATTTATTTCGTAGACTTCAGGATGCAGTAATTAAAGCAAAAGCTAAAACAACTGAAGAACAAGAAGCAGTCATTAAAACATTCTCTGCGGCTGATCAGAAATTCTTAGAACAACTGAACACTGAACGTGCATCAATTGGTTATAATGCCGATTATGACTTTAATACAAACTTTGAAGCTTCAATTCAATCCATGGAGCGTGAGGCTGATTCTCTGTCTGAAGCTCTTTCAGTTGCACAGGATATGATCACCCCTCCCCAAGCTCAGCCTACTGCCGAAAAGGTTGTTCAGTCTGAGACTGAGGAGGAGGAAATTTCTGCAGCGACAGCGGAAGATGTTTCCTCAGAGGAAGTCGGAAGTAATGAACAACCTTTGAGTGCTGAGCAAGAAATAACTTCTTTAGTTAAAACAAATAAAGGAAAATGGGTTACTGTTGATTTTCCTAAATACACTGGTACCTTTAAAGCTCAGGTAACTGGTAATGTGATTCCAGATAGCTTCAGTATAGTTAATGGGGTAAAAACTGTTACTGGTTATAGTATTGAAATAAAAACAAATACAGGTAAAGTTCTTACTGCAACAGCACAAGAATTAGGTTTAAAAGCCTATAAAACAGACCAAGATATTGAAACAACTACACCAGTACAAGAAGATTTTGTAGTTGAAGAGGAAGATACTTTTTTTGGTCAGGATGAATCTGAAACATTCTTAACATTAGAAGAAATGACCAAAGCGGAATTACAAACTCTTTATCAGAATACTGAAAAAACTAATACTGACAGAAGACAAGAAATTGAAGCAGTACTTAGAACAAAGCATGCAACTGAAAAGAAACCAAAGAAAGAAGATGGCTCTAAACCCGAAGAAAATGCTGACGACGCGTCGGCATTTTCTGAGTCTGAGCCATCTGAAAAAACTTTATTTAGGGGGCAGGAAGAGGCTCCTTATATAGACGATAAAGGTAATTTAGTTTTAACCCCTACTCATGATTCCTTGTTTAAAAATACTGGAATTTCTTTTGCTGAAGATAAAGAATTAGCAGAAGAGTATGGAAATCGGTATTCTAAAAATCCTTTTATTATACAAATAAATATTGATTATCTTGATAAAATCTTTCCTTTAAATAGACAAGGTGGAACTGCTGTTACTGATGAAAGAGTAGTAGGTGATGAACGGGAACAAAGGATTGTTACAAAAAAAGATATTATCATACCTAAAGGACAGTATTCTGTTTCAAAAAAGAATATTAAGTATGATCATAGTACTACAGCTACTTCTGTTTTAATGGATGAGTTGGATAAAGAAAATTACGAAGGAGATATTTCTGAGCATCTTCGTTATGGTGAAGTTGCTCAAGGATACGCAAGTAATGAACAAGAGTATTATGATAGTATTAAACAAGAATTAAAAAATAGAAATTTTTCAGAGACTGATTTTGCTTTTATTTCGAATAACCCTATAACAACAGATCCTGATAGTATAATGGAAGCTTTAGGTATTGATCCTAAAACTAATAAATGGAAAAATTCTTATAATACAGAATATCAAAATCGCAGAAAACAATTATATGAAAAAACAGCTTCTGAAAAACATACACCCTTAGCTGAACAATTAACTGATAAAACAGGTATTGATAGAGAATCTCTTACCCCAGGTAACACAAATAATACTGATTTAGCCAATAACAGATTATGGGTTAATACGCTTAGAGCTTTTTTTAAACCAATTTATGGTAAAGCCGGCCCTAAGAGTTTATTAAATAAGATTCCTGATTTTGTTGCAGCAATGCGTAAAAAGATATTATCTAAAAATCATTCTTTAAATCCAGATCAGGAAAAAGCAGCAATTGCTTTAATGAAGTTTAATAAAGAATTCTCTGCTACATTACTTAAAACTTTTAAACCAAAAGCAAATGAAAAATTCTTTTATGAAGATGCTGTTAATTATTTTAGAGTTAATGGTGAACTAAATCCTAACTTTCTTATGGCCATGTCAGCTACTGCTTGGAAGTGGTTAGCAACTCAAGGTCCTAAAACCTTAATAAATGATGACAAAAGTATTCGTAAAATATTTAATCTTAAAGAGAGTCAGGAAATCTCTGAAGATGTTAGAGCTTTGGTTAGTCGTATTGGCGCCTCCAAAGATTATTTGAGTGGAACGCTGGGTAAAGATGTTATTAAGATGTTTGAGATCAAGGCTACTCAAGATATTGGTGTATTTGACCGAGAGCTCATTGAACAAGATCTTGGTACTCTGTTATTGGCTACATTAGATCGTATGGGTCGAGTAGAGCGTACTCAAGTTAATGCCGGAAGAATACCCAGTACTCCTGTAAAAACAGAAAAGATTACTTTAGGATTCTATGGTTTACGTAATCATATGTTAAATACTCCACAAGCTCCACTCTCTCCTCAATTAATAAATACTTTTATTCTTCCTGATCAAAGACTAGATGTAGCCAAAGAAGATGTTATAGACAGAAAAAACACTACTAAAGTAGATTTCTTTCGTATTGCTAGTAAGGTTGTTACATTAAAAGATGGGACTTCATTTGAAGCCTTAACAAATGCAAATACCCAGACACGAACAGATTATGAATATGGTAAAGGTGTCTGGGAACAATTATTTAAATTAACAGCAGATCCGTTAGACTACTCTTTTACCAAACCCACCTGGGAAAATGATAAAGAAAAGTGGCCATTGGCCAGAACAAGTGAATTTGCAACAATCCCTCAAACCAATAATTTAAAACAATATATTGAACAACCTTATGGATTATCCCATGGTGTTATGAATATATTTACTTTTCTGACTAATGCTGGACAGAGAACTGCAGCTGGTGCAGTAAACATTAATGATGCAACACATGACCGACATAAACACAGAGAGAGTATTAATCGTAAAATTGAACTTGATCTGGATGCAGTACGCTTCTGGTTACACAATGCTAAAAAAGAAACAGCTAAGTATGCTTCTAATTTCTTTATACAATCTTATTTTATTGCTACTGGACGAATGCAACAAGCAGGTCCTATTCAACCACAAAATAGTATGACCCATAGATTTCTGTTTAAAAATAAAGCTTGGGAAGCCACTTTTGATAAATCAGATGAACAAGTAGTTGAATTATTTAAAGCAGCAGTAGGCCTCTCATTAGGAGTGGATCCTACTAAAGAAGCATCTATGGCTATAGTGCAACAAAAAACAACTGATATTTTAGAAAGTCCAGTAATACAATCTGCTTTAGCTGCTATTGATGTATTCCTATCAGCCGCAGAACAGCATACTGAGTACTCACCAGATGAGATGGTAGCCTTACGTAAAGCTCAACCAGACTTAGAGGCTGATATTTTAGCCGGTATTAAAGAAGGTGGCGAAGACCTTCATACTTTAAAAGGTCTTCTTGAGTACCAAAGATTTCAAAGAGCAGGTGCTGGTAAATTTACTACTTCTCTTCCAGTAGAGATTGATGGTCAGGCAAATGGACCAACTATTGGCGGTATCCAGTTATTATTAAGTTTACCCACTATAAAGAATTTAGGTATTGCAGCCAGTGAAGGTATGGTGTTTACTGAGAATCCTGTAGAAACAGATACTGTTCCTTATGATCCTTACCAATCTATTGGGGCCGGTTGGGGCGCTTTAGTGAACCAATTAAAAAAGACTATGATCGCTGCTAAGGATACTGCAACTTATAAACGCATGGAAGCTGCAGAATTCTTATTAGGAAAACTTACAGATAGTAAAGGCTTCTTAGATAAGGCTGTACGTAAATTAGCTAAGAATAGAGCTGTAGGTGCTTTATATGGCTCCGGTCATGGTAAGATTAAACGAGGTTTAGTCATTACAATAATTGAAGATGGTATTAAAGCTAAGTTAGAAAAGATTTTAGAAGACCCTACTCGTCCAGCTGCAGCTGATGAATTAAGAGAACTTGTTCGTTACACTAATACTTTAGCTAATAACCCAAAAGCATTATTTATTCCTGCCAATATTGCTGGTGTTGAAGGAAATTTAAATAAAGAAGCTTTATTAAAGATTAAACTTAATCCCAGTATCTATGAAGATATTGCTGCTTTTACTAATAAATACCATGGTAAGGCCTTAACTCAGGCTATAGATAAAATCTATGGAGACATACAACAAGCCAGGACTCCATTGAATAAAGCTATTACAATTGCTGCTGCTTTTTACAATGCTGCGCAGAAAATGTTAGTTCAAGAGCATGTTGCTAAATTTGGTAGTGTAATGACCCAAGAGCAGTTACAACAAATTCGTGATAGAATAAAGAAAATCTTTCCTGTTTTAAAATCTTCTTTAGGTGGGAAAGTTCCTTTAGCTGAATTTGCTACAAATCTTGAATATACTACTGCTGTAGAAGGAACCTCTACTCAGTCTTATCAACCAGATGGTAGTAATGTACATTACCAGCCAATGCATAATAGAGCAAAGAAACTCAGTACACTAGGAGATCCCAGTGTAAAACCGGTTATTATAAGTGTGCAAAATTATGATTCTAGTTCTGCTAATAGAGCAATGGGCAATAACCAGGGAGTTGGTGTATTAGGAGTTCATGATGGTTTTTATGTTGCCATTACCAATGGTGGCGCAATGGGTCAAATTATAAATAAAAGCCTCTATACCGATATGTCTTTGGACAGTATACCTGAAAAAATTGTAGAAGCCTTTACCACTTCCATAGAAGCTTTTACAGAATTCGCAAATGAAAACCCTGCCCGAGAAGAAAAGAAAGACAGAGTACTTCAAAAAGTTTTTAAAGAAATGGGTTTAACAGAAGGTGTTTCTTCTTACAACAATAAAACTTGGACTAAATCAGTACAGCAAGTAGTGGATGAAACAGTAAATGGTGTTCCTGAGAAAGGTAAACGTAAAAAGAAATTTGGTATTAAGGAAATTGTAAGAGTAACCAAAATAAATAAAGCCAGAGTTCTGAATGCAGTTACTGCTTTTAACCATTATTTTCATAGAGATGGTGCATGGAAAACTGGTAATGCTCCTCAAACCAGTATAGGTGGTGTAAATATAGTAGAAACAAAAACAGAGCCTGGTTTGTACTCACAAGCAACAATTAACCAACAAGCTCTTGCTGATTATAATCTTTCTGTACAAGAACTGGAAGAAGCTTTTATTGCTGAGATGCTTAAAGAAGATTCGAACGATTCTCTTGGTTCAAAAGATGATTCCACTCTTTCCATTGATCCAGCTAAATATGGCAGGGCTCAGGAAATAAGCAGTAAGAATGTATTAGAGGTTTACAATGACATTAAGGGTGAAAGCACTGTAACAGACAGTGTACAGCATGATAATCACCTGCAACGAATTCTAAAGACTTTGATACATTCAGTGTTCCAGCCGGTTGATCTGTATATGAAAACTAATCCTTATGCTGAACCAGAAGGAAAATTTGTATCCCAGACTCGTCAGGTCTTTATGACTAATCAAATTGCAGCCCCAATAACTGGGGCCCTAAATAATGGTATCCGGATGTCTTCTGGTGAAGTATACACCCATGAATTATTACATCCGGTACTTGAAGCTGGTTTACGCCTTAATGCAAGATTAGGTGCTCAAGTGGATACCTTATATGAACTGGCTTACCGAAAGCTTGATTATAGAGCTTTTTTAAACGACCCAACTGTAAATGCTGCTTGGTTGAATGATCCTGCAAATCAATATGAAATTGAAGCTGCCCAGAAAAGATATAATTATATCTTTCGTAACACCAGGACTGCTGCTCAACGCAAAGCATCTGAACAAACAGACACTGCAACAAAGATTACCCGGGAATCAGGACACTCTCCCCATTTAGCTGAATTTGTTATTCTTGGTTTAACTAATGAAAATTTCTTGAAAGCTTTATCTGGTATAGCACTACCTGAAAGAATGTATACAACCAGTACTTGGTCAGATATTCAGGCAGGTAATATCCAACAGACTCTTCTTAATATTGCTCAAAAGATATTTGATTTCTTTTACAGTAAATTTAATGCCAGTAAAAATGACTTAAGAATGGATCGAGAACTAGAGCGCTTAGCCATTCTACTTTCTAAAATAGACTCGAACCATAAAAATAAATTATTTGAAACCCAAAGTAAATTTGAACAACAATACAGAAAAGTAGCTGATCTCTCTAATAAGTATATCAAGAAAGCTGCTACTTCAGGGCCTTTAAAAATTGTTAAAGGTTTAAAGACTGCAGTTAAAACCCATAAAGATAAAGACTCTTTAGCTGGTGATCAGCTACGAAAGATGACTAATGATTATGATAGACTGGAGTATGGGTTATTTAAATCTTTAGTTACAGAATTAAGAGGACGTACTGACCGACTTGCCCCAATATATCAATTACTGAACAGAAGAGGAGTTTGGTTGGACAGTGCTAAAGAATTTACTATTGCACAGTACTCCGGTATAGCAGGTAAACTGTTTACTAAGTTCCGGGATCCAAAGCAAACCAAACTTACTGATGCAGAAAAAGTAGTAGTAACTAAAATTGGTTTAAAGCCTGATACAGTTGCTTTATTAGATTCTCTTAGTATGGATGGAATTAGTAAAGTTTTAGGTGATCCAAATGAATTAAGAAAAGCAATCAATAATGTACTTAACCAAATTAAAACTGATACAGCTCTAGCGCCTCATTTAACTTATTATAAGCAAGCAGCCGATGCCATGGGGCATTTTATGATTCATAGTAGAGGCAGAACAGGTGAAGAGGTTTTTCAGAATGCCCTGGTTATTGCTGAAATGAAAGCTAGAGATGATGTAACAGTTCCATTAACAGCCGCTGAGGTTTTAAGGGCTGAAGAACTAATTAATCAACTTGGTTCACTATATGCTTTGCAACATACCGATAAAGCTTCCAGGCAGGTATTTAAAGAATTAATTGATACTGATCCTGAAGGAGTTAATAAATTCTTTGAATTACATCAAGTTCTTAAAGAGGACTCTTTACAGAAAGCTTTTAACGGAGATGAGCGTAAATTTATTAAAGGGTATACTAAAGAAATCGTTAATACCCGTACTAATTACCAATATGGTACTTTAGCTGAAGAAGAGGAACTTGCACAAATAGGCTATAGTAGAAGTGAATTTCCTATTGATCGGGATGAGGCAGATCCATTAAAACATATAGACATTTATGTGTACACTGCTCAAACGGGTCGTATAAATGATTTACTATCAACTATTTTCTCTTATACCGGTAACAGAGGTAAAGGTACTGATCCACTTACAATAGCTCAGCAAATGGATATATCCACTAAAGAAGGTAAAAAGAATAATGCTAAAATAATTAAATATAAAGCAAAGATAATTCGTGATATGGCTAATCCTAATATTAAGCCTGAATTAAAACCAAGTAATCAGATGATTCCACAAGTTGATGAAAATGGAATTACCACAAAATACAGATACATGATGGCTGAAACTACTAAAGATAATTTTTTAGAAAAAGTTAATGAGTATGATAAAATCATGGGTGCCATGGCTGGGCAGATAATTGATAAAGAAAGGACACCAATAATTAATGAAGAACTAATTGTCCTTTTAAAAGATATGTTTGATGCTGATTACCAGAGTAATCCTGGAGGTTTCATAGAAATTGGGCCCAACTCACCTGACCCAAAACTAAGAGACATATACCATATGATGCCAGATAAAGCCAAACAAACTGTTGACACAGTTTGGGGCGGACCCTCAATGTTTATTCCTAAAGACGTGTTAGATATTTCTTTTGGTTACCGGCAGTACAACATAGTGGAGTCCTTTGCAAAGAATCCTGAAGATAGAGCTAAACTAGAAAGACTTCTTATTGGCATAGTGAGTCTGTTTGGTGGAGAGGTAAAAGGAGTACGCCGAGCACATACTTTAGAAGGGGCTATGATTGAGTTGGCCAAACTTGCTAAGAATAATATTATAGTAAGGTCTCTATCAGTTACATTAAATAACTTTGGCAGTAACTTATTTGTACTTAGAAGCAAAGGAATACCTTTTAATGTTATAATTAAATCAGCTTGGGAAGCTTTCTCTATGGGACTCAAATACCAAGCTGATATACAGAAATTAGCTGATCTTGAAGTAAAACGTAGAATGCTGGCTAAACGTAAAGGTGCTGCTCCTCAGTCATTACTTGACTTGGATAACCAAATAATGCGTCTTAAAAATACTATTGAAATTAACCCAACAACAAAAACCATTGAAGCAGGTCTAATGCCTCAGTTTATTGATGATGTTAATACTACTATTTCTGGTTCAAATTTTCCAAGTGAATTTGAGAAGGGAGTTACTAAGCTAACAGATAAGCTACCTCAGATCGTGCAGAACGTAGGAAAGGTTACGTTTCTGACTCAAGACACCCAAGCATACCAGGTTCTTAACAATGCCGTTAAAATGACCGATTTTGTAGCAAGACACGTGTTGTACCATTATTACACTTCAAGTGCCCGGGGTGATGAACAGATGTCTCATGAAGAAGCAGTTGCCGAAGCAATAGAAGAATTTGTTAATTTTGCAGTCCCAACCCACCGTATGGTGGAATACTTAAATAGTATCGGCTTGCT